TGGTCAGGCCGTACCGATGCTGCCCCAGAACATCTCAGTCAATGCCAAAGGCGGTGTCTATGACTCACCGAGTCTCAGTGCCTACAGCGGGCAGATTGTCAGTAGTCCGACCTTCTTCGCCTTTGCTAAGGGCGCAGGGCTGATGGGGGAGGCGGGGCCAGAGGCAATTATGCCGCTGACCCGTAGTGCGGACGGTTCGTTGGGTGTCCGGGCGATCGCACCAAAAGGGTTAGGGGGTAGGGATAACACAAACATCAATGTCTACATCACGGACGGAAAAACAGAAAGTTCATCATCGAAAGGCGATAGTGAGGCCTTCGGGCGACGATTCGCTCAGGCCGTAGCTCAGGTTTATTACACTGAACGTGACAGAGATTTACGGCAGGGTGGTGCGATCAACAAAGTGATAAGGGGACGATAATGGAGACGTTTAAATGGATGCCGCGAGTGAACGCCAGTTCCAGTGTCGAGTTTGCTATCCGAAAAGCGAAATTCGGTGATGGTTATGAACAGGTCTCTGGCGCGGGGATTAACCCCAAATCGATGAAATGGAGCGTTGATTTTGTTGGCAATGAAAAATACATCACTGAAATTATCGCATTCCTTGACCGACACGCAGGCCATCAGTCATTCGTCTGGACGCCACCGTTGGCGAATAAAGGCTTGTTCCGGTGTGAAAGCTATAAATATCAGGCCATTGACTACAAAACCTATTCCCTTTCCACCGAGTTCATCGAAGCACACGCACCATAGAGGAAGGTAATCATGTTTACAGCTGATGTGCAAAAGCTGGATGCCGGAAATATCGTCCGGCTCTACGAGATCGACGGAACAAAATTCGGCGCCGATGTACTCCGTTTTCATGCGTATGGCATGCCCGTGACACCCAGCGAGATTGAAGAAGCAGAAAAGAAAGACAGTCAACTGCCACCCAAATCCATCTGGTGGCAAGGGGAGGAGTACAAGCCGTGGCCTGTCCAGACAGAGGGGCTGGAAATGTCCACGGATGGGCAGGCCGCCCATCCTCGCTTATCCGTCGCGAACATTAAGGGAACGGTCACCGCGCTATGCTTGCAATTTGATGACATGGTGCAGGCAAAAGTGACCTTTCACGATACCTTTGTCCATTATCTGGATGCCAAAAACTTTCCTGAAGGTAACTCTACCGCTGATCCGCAGCAAGAACGCCAGCTCATGTTTTACGTGAACAGAAAAATGTCTGAAACAGATACTACTGTCGTTTTTGAACTGGCAAGCCCGGCATCACTGGATGGCTTAATTATCCCTACCCGGCAAATTCACGGTGTGTGCACATGGTGTGCTCGTGGGTGGTATCGAACAGGTAAAGGCTGTGACTACGCCGGAACGAAATATTTTGATATCGACAACAACCCGATTGATGACCCGAGTAAAGACCGATGTCCCGGCACCGTGATTGCCTGTAAGTTGCGTCACGGTGAGGATAATGATCTGCCATTCGGTGGTTTTCCAGCCTCGTCTCTCATCAGGAGATAACCATGCGTGATAAGACATTAGCGGCAATATTTGAGCACGCTAAACGGGAATATCCCAATGAATGTTGCGGCGTGATAGCCCAGAAAGGCCGCGTAGAAAAATACCTGCCCTGTAAAAATTTAGCTCTCAATCCCGCCGAACAGTTTCAGCTAGACCCCGGCGATTATCTGGAAGCCTCGATATGGGGAACGATTACCGGCATCGTTCACAGTCACCCTGACGCGACCACTCTGCCCAGTAATCTGGATGAGGCGCAATGCGATTTCACCGAATTACCGTGGCATATTGTGAGTTACCCGGAAGGCGATTTAAGGACGATTTATCCGCGTGGTGAATTGCCTTTGGTGGGTCGTCCGTTCGTGCTGGGAATTTACGATTGCTATGGTCTGATTATGAGCTATTACCGCCAACAGTACAGCATTAACCTGAATGACTACCGGGTCAATTATCCTTGGTGGGAACAGGGCGAAAATCTGTACATGGAGAATTTTGAGAATGCCGGTTTTGTTGAAGTCACAGGCGACCCGCAGGCGGGCGATGTGGCGCTTATGCAGGTTCAGGCCGATGTGCCCAATCATGCTGGAGTTTTACTGGAAGGGAATTTTGTGCTTCATCATCTTTATGGGCAATTGAGCCAGAAAGTGCCGTATGGGGGGTATTGGAAAGACAGGACAATAAAGATAGTGCGATATCATTTATTATTATAAATTAAGCGCTATAAGATGACTCAATTACCTTTACGCTGGATTTGCGTTGTTTTCCATGAAAATATGCAGTGAATTACTTAGAGGAATTATCATGAAAACAAAATTTATTTCTTTAATTTGTTTGATGTTGATGAGTGGATGCGTAGGGATTACAAGCAAGGACATAAGAAGCGTCAGACATGAAGTTTTTTTTTCAGATAAAAGCCCTGATGATTTTAAATATTGCTTAATTGATAATTTAGATCATTTAAGAGGCGATCGAATGCTAATAGAACCAGTTTTAAATTCCAAGTCGGTGGAAATATTGATTGGAGCGCTACAATTATCAAATATGAGATATTACCATAGGGTAATCATATCGGATAATGGAGGAAAAACTAGGGTATCGATACAGAGCTTAGATGACCATTATCGTCCACTAACAAAAAATGAACTGAGAGAAATGGCTAAAAATTGTTTATAGCCAAGGATGAATTGAAAATAACATAGTTTTTTAACCCGCGTCGGCGGGTTTTTTATTTATGAGGTCATTATGGCTTATATAGATCCCCCTCTTCGGACAATCCGGCTTCATGGTGTCCTTGCTGCCAAATTTGGCACAACCTTTGAATATACGGCCAGAGATGCCCCGCATGCTATCAGAGCCATGAGCAAGCTCGTTACTGGCTTCGAAGAATTTATGCTCAATGCTCACAAGCAGGGATTCACATTTTCGGTCATTGTGGGAGGCAGAAGTTATAACCAAGATGAGCTGGACATGACTAAGGGTGACAGTGATATCCATATTATGCCCGTGATTACAGGTAGTAAGCGGGCTGGACTGTTCAATATCGTCTTAGGTGTCGCTCTGATTGCTGTCGCATGGTGGAACCCGTTGAGCTGGTCTGCCTCGACAGCGTTATTTGTCGGTGCGTCGGGAGCATCAATGGCAATGGGGGGCATATCTCAAATGCTGGCACCTCAACCACCGGGATTGGGGATGCGCGAATCACCGGATAATAAACCTAGTTACGCGTTCGGGAGTCCGGTTAATACGACTGTCCAAGGCAATCCTGTGCCTATTCTCTATGGTTCGCGTGAGATCGGCGGTGCGATTATCTCTGCTGGTGTCTACACCGAAGACCAGTATCAAACGGAGCAGATTGAGAAGCAACGAAAAGCATAACCGAAGCCGCCGAAGGGCGGTTTTTTATTTCAGAGGTGAACAATGACACTGCATATTATTGAAGGCGCAAAAGGTGGCGGTGGCGGCGGTGGATATACGCCTTACGAAATGCCCGACAATATCCAATCGACCGCAAGGGCCAAAATCTTGCTGGCGCTGGGTGAGGGCGAATTTGTTAACGACCTGAGTGCAAAAGATATCTATCTGGACAGCACACCATTGCAGAATGACAACGGGATAATGAATTTTGAGGGCGTTAAATGGGAATTTCGCCCCGGAACTCAGCATCAGGACTATATCAAAGGCATGCCTGCCGCTGAGAATGAAATTCGTATTGGAACAGAAATAAAATCCTCTTCGCCTTGGACAAAATACATTTCTAATACGAAATTATCTGCTGTTCGTGTTCGTCTCGGCTGGCCTGTATTGAGGACGCAAAAAGAAAATGGTGACACGATTGGCTATCGCATTGATTATGCCATTGAGTTATCGACTGATGGCGGTAGCTACCAAACTATCTTAGATACCCACATCGATGCCAAAACCACAACATTGTATGAACGTTCACACCGCATTAATCTGCCTGATGCAAAAACAGGCTGGACTGTTCGGGTTGTCAGAAAAACGGCGAACAGCACCAGTGAACGTACCATCGACAAAATGAACCTCATGGCGTTCACTGAGATTATTGACGCCAAATTACGCTACCCTAATACCGCGCTGCTGTACGTTGAATTCGATGCAAGGTTATTCAATGGCAATGTACCCCTGATTTCATGCAAAACAAAGGGGCGCATCATTCGCGTGCCGTCTAATTACGACCCGGTTAATCGAACTTACAGCGGTATCTGGAATGGAACGTTTAAATGGGCACACAGCAATAACCCGGCGTGGGTTTTGTACGACATATTACTGAATGATCTGTGCGGACTCGGTGACAAAATCGACAAGACACAAATCGATGAAACTGAGTTGTATCGCGTGGCGCAATATTGCGATCAGACCGTCCCCGATGGAAAAGGGGGAAGCGGTGTGGAGCCGAGATTTACCTGCGATGTCTACATTCAGTCACGCGAAGAAGCGCATAAGGTACTGACCGATATTGGCGCGATATTCCGGGGTTCGGTCTACTGGGGAGCTAACCAGTTCGTTGCCATGGCGGATATGCCGGACGACATTAAATATATTTTTACTCAGGCCAGTGTTATCAATGGCGATTTCGTCTACAGCGGCGGCAGCGAACGTAACCGAAGCACAGTCGCCATGGTGAGCTGGTCAAATCCAGACAACCATTACAATGATGAGGTTGAAGTTGTTTCGGATGATAATTTAATACAGCGTTATGGTATCAATCAAATCGACATCGCTGCCATTGGTTGCACGCGTCAGAGTGAGGCGCAACGCCGGGGAAAATGGGCGATTCTGACCAACTCACGCGACGCAATGATTTCATTCCGCGTGGGGCTGGATGGTCAGATCCCCATGCCCAGTCAACTTATTGGCGTGGCTCACAAAAACAGAGCCGGACGCGTTATTGGCGGTCGTATTCAGTCGGCCAATGATCGCAACATCACCCTGGATAGAAAACCTGATGTGCAGGCGGGTGATCGTTTGTTGGTGAATTTACCGACAGGAAAGTCAGAAGGTCGGACAGTTCAGGCGATTAATGGCAATATCGTTACCGTGACCACTGCTTACAGTGAATTACCTGCATCGGATGCAGGTTGGGCGGTGGATGCCAATGATTTATTCATTCAACAATATCGCGTCGTGGGTATCAAAGACAATAACGATGGCACGTTCGAAATTAACGGGATTTATCACGACCCCGACAAGTATGGCCGTATCGACACGGGCGCGCGCATTGACGAACGTCCTATCTCCATCATCCCGGCGAGCGTCCAACAGCCGCCGAAATCAATCAATATCAAGGGGTTCTCATTCGTTCAGCAAGGTATCTCCACTACCACTGTGCTGATCTCATGGGAGAAAGCCGAGGGTGCAGTCGCCTATGTGGGTGAATGGCGTAGAGACAGTGGTAACTGGATTTCCATTCCCCGTTCGTCATCACCGGAATTCGAAATACCGAATGCGTACTCCGGCAGATATCAGGCTCGCATCAAGGCAATAAACTCATTTGATATACCGAGCTTATTCGCCTCGTCTGAGGAGGTGAGCATCACAGGAAAAGAAGGCAACCCACCGGCACTGTTGGGATTCAGAACAACTCCGATCATCTTCGGTATCCAGATTGACTGGGGTTTTGCGCCCCAGACCGACGACACGTTAAAGACTGAAATCCAGTACAGTAAGACCAATGACGGTGAGGGTTTAATGTTGTTGGCCGATATTCCCTATCCCCAGCGAACGCACACGATGCAGGGACTGGCGGCAGGCGTTGCATTTTATTTCCGTGCGCGGTTGGTGGACAAATCCGGTAATCAATCCCCGTGGACGGCGTTCATTCGTGGGGAGTCTTCTTCGGATACGAACTGGATCATTGATGCAGCAGGTAAGGAATTTCTTTCCAACAAAGCAGGCCAGCGGTTGCAGGAGCAGATTGATACCAACATTGAAGGAATGTTGATTAATTCCGCCGCCGCGAATGGCAACAGTCAATACTTTATGCGCCAGAACGGGGAAATGAAATCGGAAATTGTCGAGGTCCGGAACTTCACTGTGACTGAGACAAAATCGCTGGCTGAAAAGATTGATACGGTCAAGGCAACGGCCGATAAGAGCTGGGCAGCAGTACAGAATACCGTACAGACGGTTTTCGACCTGAAAGAAGGCACTGCGTCGGCAACATGGGAAATTAAAGCGGGTATCAAAGATGCCAGCGGAAATTATCATGGTGCGGGGATGGTTATTGGTGCTCAGATGGTGAATGGTCAAGTGAGAACGGATATTGGTTTTAATGCCAATAATTTTACCTTTGTCAATCCCGCAAATGACAAATTCGAACCCTTTGTGGCAGCTAAAAATGGCCAGTTGTTTATTCGGGATGGATTTATAGAAGATGGCAGTATTACCAATGCCAAAATTGGCAATTACATCCAGTCTGGAAATTATATTACTGGCCGGGCAGGATGGAAAATTGATAAAGGGGGTGGGGCAGAATTCAACCATGTTACTGTTCGCGGGGAGATACATGCAACCAGCGGCACGTTCACCGGAACAATAAAGGGCGCTGATGGCTATT